TGCTCACCCACTTGCCATGAAGGCCAACGCCACGTGCCGATCGTGCCGCATGCCGATCCGCTGGGTGATGACCGCCAACGGCAAGCGGATGCCACTGGACCCGTCCCCCGACCCGGAGGGCAACGTCTGGATCGTCGGCATGGAGGATGGCGTGCCCCGCGTCGAGGTCGCACTGACCGCCGATGCCGTCCCGGCCAACGTGCCCTTCCGGTACGTCAGTCACTTCGTCACCTGTCCCGATCGAGACTCATGGAGGAAGAAATGAGCGAACGCCACACCCGCCCCCTGAGCCTGGTCGAAGTCGAGGAACGCATCCAGCGCGTGATGGACGCGATGGAGGAGGAGACCGAGGAGTACGACGACATCGCCCGCAGTGCCGCGCTGGCGGAAGCGGAGTACCGCCGCCAGTCGGCCTATGCGCTGCTCGCCGTCATCGAGCACGGCGACAAGATGACCGTGGCCGAACGACAGGCCCGCGCTGACCTCATGTCGCACGATGCCCACAAGGACCACCTCATCCGCCAGGCCACGCGCAACTCCAAGCGCGAGCACCTGCAAACCCTGCGCGGCATCCTCGACTCACTCCGCACGCTGAACGCGAGTATCCGCGGTCAGTCGTGAACGTGGCAAGATCACACGCAGAAAGGAACAACCAGTGCTGAACGGAGTACCTCCCGCAAGAACCGCTGCCCAGCGGGACTTGGAACGGACGCAACGCAAGATCACCGAGGGCCAGCTTGCCGAGCAGCGACGGCGCGAGTTGATCGTGCATCTCCATCGCGTCGAGCACATGAGCCAGGTGGAAATCGCCGCACGCCTGACCCGAGCCTCTACCGCAGTCGGCGGTCAACCAGTAGGAGATGATGCAGTGTTCAAGATCGTCAAAGCAGCAAGGAGTTTGCGATGAAGCAGATCAGCCAGGAGTTCGATCCGGAAATCGACATCGACGCCATCAAGGAGCACCCGGACAACCCGCGCAAGGGTGACGACCGGGCGGTGGGTGAGTCGATCGCGCGCAACGGGTTCTTCGGCGGCATCCTCGTCCAGAAGTCGTCCGGCTACGTCATCGCCGGGAACACTCGCTACCGGGTGATGAGCGAGGAAGGTCAAGCCACGGTCCCCGGCTTCTGGGTGGACTGCGACGACGAGACGGCGACGCGCATCATGCTCGCCGACAACCGCACCTCGGACCTTGCGTTCTACGACGACGAGGCACTGTTCGGGCTGCTCCAAGGCCTGGTCGAATCCGAGGGGCTGGACGGCACCGGCTACGACCGCGCTGCGTACGAACTGCTGTTGCAGTCGGTGGAGTCGGACTCCATCGTCGGCGGCATCCGTCAGGGCGTGCTGCCGGAGGAACGCATCGACCAGTTCAACTCGCTGGACATCCGCAGCCTGATCCTGCCGTATGAGTTCAGCAGGTACGAGCCCGTGGCCAACGGACTTGCCACACTGAGGGACGCGTGGGAGATGGACAACAACGCTGACGCGGTGGAACGCCTCGTCTTTGAGGCACTGGAGGAGCTGGATGCAACGAGAGCAGGTTTCAATCCAACGGTTGACGCTGGAACGGGGTGATCCACTCGTTCCGTGCTCCTACGCCGAGGGTTTGAAGGACCGGTGGGGCAGAAAGGTGAAGAGTTGCGGCGCGATGGTGAAGTACGCGCCCAATCACCTCTGTCCGAACTGCGGGAACCGGATGGTGAAGTCGAATCCGCCCCCACCGGGGCCCGACAGCCGCATCATCGAGGACAACGTGGCGATCATCGACTCCCTCACCGGCAAAGTGGTCGCATTGCACATGGTTTGCGCCGCCGATCTGGCTTCTGACCTCGCTGCCAGCCTCGGACAGGTGAAATGGGACGATCAGGTCTTCTCGCAGGTCACCACGACCTCCCGTTTGAGCGGAATGGCGACCACTCACCGCACTTTCGGCTACCAACCGCCCGTTCCGATGCGCCGCAGGTACGGATGCTCCCGTTCGCAGTTCAACTCGGACTATCCCGAGGCGATGGAGCAGATCGCGCAGTTCTGCCGGGTTGCCGAGCACGTGTTCCGCACCAACGCGTCCGATGTGCACGACTTGACCGCGCAGAAGGTGCGAGAGGCCATCCAACCGGCCTGGCTCATCGCCGGAACGCCGTGGTCGAGCGGAATCATCAACAAGACGGTGTCATTGCCGTATCACCGGGACCAGGCGAACGTGTCCTCGTCGTGGAGCGCGATGTTGGTCTGTCGGCGGCAGGTTGAGGGCGGATTGCTCCATCTGGCCGACTACGACACGTACTTCGCCGTCCCCCACGGCTCTATCTCCATCTTCGACGGCCAATCCATCACCCACGGCGTCACGCCGATGAAGATGCTCTCACCGGCAGGGTTCCGCTACTCGCTGGTCACCTACGCCAAGGTGGGGATGAAGAAGTGCTGCGCGAACCCGTTGGACGAGCCACGGCGCGCCGCCATCGAGGCAACCGAAGCGGAGGACCGCCGAGCGGCTGGTTACCAGCCGGTACGCAAGCCACGACGGTTCGCATGAACACGGAAGTCCTCTACTACGACCGCGCCGAGTTCCCGTTGATCGAATCGGTGATGTGGCTGCTCGGGGTCGATGACCTGACCAGCCTGACCGGGCCATCGGAGTTGAAGAAGCGGGAGAACGACCAAGAGTCCCCGTACCACGATGCGTTCTACGCAGGGTTCGAGAAGATCAGGCACCTGTACACCCGCTTCGTCCACCACGTCGTGGCCGGGCACGTCGAGGCTCCGTACTGCTACCAAGCGGTGCCGACGTTCCGTGTGCAGTTCCCGGAGAACGTGGCGGTCGGTGAGTTCCACAAGGACGGCGACTACAACCACCCGGACGGTGAGATCAACTTCTGGGTGCCGCTGACCCCCGTCTCCAGGCGCAGCGCGGTGTGGATCGAGCCATCACCCAACGCCTTCCCCGAACCGGTCCCCGTTCAGCCGGGCGAGGTGTTGGTGTTCGATGCGGTGAACACCAAGCACGGCAACGTCGTCAACTCCACGTCGCAGACCCGCGTCAGCTTCGACTTCCGCTGCCTGCCGATGTCACGCCACACCGACACCGAGGCAGCGTCACTGAACACCAACCTTCGCTTCGTGGTCGGGGGCTACTACCTCACGGACGACGAGTCGCTCAAACTCCCGGAGTAGGTCGTTCTTGATGGTGCGCCGCAGCGCCACGTGACTGAACGGTGGCCACCCTGCCTTGTCGGCGTAGCGCAGCGTGCCGGGGTACGTCTTGACGAGGTGAGCGGCCTCGGTCATCTTCTGCTCCATCCGCTGGTCGATGGAGTTGAACGCACCCACCGTGTAGCGGCGACAGTCCGGTAGCACCCACTGGTTGACCACGACCACGCCGTACTGCTCGATGTTCTGCGCGGTGAAGCACACGTCATCGACCATCTGAGCCCCGGTGTCGAACCGCAGCTTGCCCTTCTTCATCACCCACGCGCGCCCGTCCACGATCACGTTGAAGCGCCACTTCGCATCACGGAACACCGGATTGGCGATGCCGCAGAATCCACCGAGCCGCGCTCCGACCTTCTCGCACGCCTCGACCACTTCATCGGCGCGCACCATGAACTTCGTCAGGCTGATCGGCACCTGCATCTGGCCCTTGAACTCCCTCTGGTTGTCGATGGAGATACCGAGCCGGTGTCCTCTGGTCTCGTAGTCGGCAACCTCGGTCGTCGTCTTCAGGTCGTCCACGAACTGCATCGTCCACTCGTCGCGCTCCATGTGCTCCAAGCACCAGTTGCGCTGGTTGGCCAGCCCCTTCGGTTCGCCCGTGGCGATGATGTTCTCCGGTCTCACCCGACCACCGTCGATGAACCGCTGTCGGTCAGCCTCGCTGTGGCACAACACCGTGTGCGGCACACCGTCAGCCTCCAACATCATCGGCGTGGTCAAGCTGTCGTAGCGGTCGTACGTGAACACGAACACTCTCATCGGGCCCTCCTTCTCTGGCGCAGGTAGATGATCTTGTCACCCTCCGCACGGAACAGTTC